AGTCAGCTCCTAAATGTCTTGCAAAATCATGCACTTGGACTAGATTCTGGTGAGCTTCCTGCGAGTAGAATGAAGGCAGCTGAAGTATTGCTAAAGAAGGCACTACCAGATCTATCCAGTACTGAACTAACAGGTGATTCAGAAGCTCCAGTTACTATAAAAGTAATCACTGGAATCAAATGAGTGAAGAGTTAGTTGAGAATGAAGAGGTCATTGAAACAATAGATCTCAAATATAAGGCTCGTGATCCACAAGAATTAATTCACCAAGCTGTTAAAGAACATAGATTTAATGTAGTGGTGGCGCATAGGCGCATGGGAAAAACAGTTTCTGCAATCATGCAGTTGATTGATAGTGCATTAAACTGTGAACTACCTAACCCAAGATTTTGTTACATAGCTCCAACATATTCACAAGCGAAGAGAGTTGCATGGCAATATCTCGTGGACTATACTAGACCACTTGGTGCTGTAGCTAACATTGCTGAATTGCGTGTTGACTTCATGGGTAGACGCATATCATTATTTGGAGCAGACTCACCAGATTCATTACGAGGTATGTACATGGATGGCTGTGTTATAGATGAGGTTGGCGATGTTCAGCCCAGTGTGTTCACAGAGATAGTAAGACCATCATTATCAGATCGTATGGGTTGGTGCTTATTTATTGGCACACCTAAAGGCAATAACTATTTTAAAGACTTGCGTGATCGTGCTGAAAAAGGCACAGATAATTGGAAGTTATTAGAATTCAAGGCAAGTGAAACTGGAATCATTCCACCAACAGAACTTGCATCAGCTCGTATTGAGATGGGGTCAGATGATAAGTATTTTCAAGAATATGAATGCTCGTTTAATGCAGCTGTTACTGGTAGTTATTATGGTCAGATCATTAATGAGCTTGAAGAAAAGAAACAGATCACTACTATTCCTTACGAGGAACTAAGCAAGACATATTGTGCATGGGACTTAGGTATTGCTGATTCAACTGCAATCTGGGTAGCCCAGCTGGTAGGTAAAGAAGTAAGGCTTATCAACTATTATGAAGGTCACTCACAAGGATTAGATGCTTACGTTTCATGGTTGCGTAAAAACAATTATGAAGAGGCAGTGCAATTACTTCCACATGATGTACAAGTCAGAGAACTTGGCACAGGGAAGTCTAGAAAAGAAATGTTAGAAGAGGCTGGACTTGAAATTACAGTCGTACCTAAGATGCCAGTTGCAGATGGAATTATGGCAGTGCGTAGATTACTACCACGCTGCTGGTTTGATAAAGAGGCAACCAAGCTAGGGCTTGATGCTTTAAGAAATTACAGAAGAAACTATGACGAGAAGCGCAATGTCTTTTTTGATTCACCACTTCATAATTGGTGCAGTCATTCTAGCGATGCATTTCGTTATCTTGCAGTAGGTCTAGATGAGTCTGGATCTGACTGGGACAAACCCTTAACAACAAATAATAAATGGATCGTATAAATGGCTGAAACCAACCCAAAGATAAATAGAAAATCTGGTTACATAATGGATGAGAACAAACTCAAAGCCATTATTGACTCTGAGATTTGGTCATCACTTGGCTACATTCAGTCTGAAACAACTGGTGAACGTCAGCAATCTATGGAGTACTACTTACGTAGACCATATGGAAATGAAGTAGAGGGTAAATCATCTATCGTTACTGGTGAAGTTGCTGAAGCTATTGATGGCGCATTGCCACAACTTATTCGTGTGTTTACATCTTCAGATAATATTGTTGAGTTTACTCCAATGCATGAAGGTGACCAAGACTTAGCAGATGGTGCTACAACTTATGTCAACCACGTATTCTATAAAGATAACGATGGATTCCATGTATTACATAATTGGTTTAAAGATGCATTGCTTGAAAAAGTAGGTGTAGTTAAAGTGTACTGGGATGATCAAACTAACATCACTAAAGAAGAGTACAAAGGCTTAACAGATGATGAGATGACATTGATCCTTCAAGATCAAGAGATTGAATTAGTAAGTCACGATACAATTGAACTACCAATGTATGACGCTGCTGGATCACCAATCATTGATCCACAAACTCAACAACAAGCTATTGATAGAACGCATGACATTAAAGTACGTAAAACAGTACGCAATGGAACAGTAAGAGTAGAAAACGTACCACCAGAAGAGTTTATTATTAGCAAGCGTGCAAGAAATATTCAAGAATCTGGATTCTGCGCACATCGTAAAATGCTAACTCGTAGTGAAATGATTGCTATGGGATTTGATCCTATCATTGTTGAAGGATTATCTACTGCTGACGCATTAGAATACAGCCCAGAACGTATTGCACGTTATACACGTGGTGAACAACCTACTGACATGATGTCACAAGATCATTCAATGCAATTAGTTGAAGTGTATGAATGCTACATCAAGGTAGATTATAACGATGATGGTGTTGCAGAGTTACGTAGAATTGTTTACGCATCCAACACTATTTTAAGTGATGAGGATTGTGATTACATTCCATTCCATTCAATTTGCCCATTACCAATCCCACATAAATTCTTTGGTAACTCATTAGCAGATCGCACAATGGATTTACAGTTAATTAAATCTACAGTTATTCGTCAGATGCTTGACAACCTTTACTTAACAAATAACTCAAGAGTTGCAGCAGTTGATGGTCAAGTAAATATGGATGACTTATTAACATCTACAGCTGGTGGTGTAATTCGTGTTAAGAATGCAAATGCAATCATGCCATTAAATGTAACATCTAGCGCAAGCCAATCATTTCCAATGCTAGAATACCTAGATCAAGTGCAAGCTAAACGTACTGGTGTATCAGATGCCCAGCAAGGTCTTGATCCTAACATATTACAAAACGTAACAGCTACAGCAGTATCTGCAATGTCTAATGCTGCTAATGGTAAACTAGAACTTATAGCTCGTATTTGCTGAAACAGGTGTTAAGTCACTATTCCAATCTATCTTTAGATTGTTATGTAAATACCAAAAACAATCACGCACATTAATGATTAACAAAAAGCCAATGGTATTTAATCCACGTGAGTGGTCAGAACAATATTCAATCAATATTAATGTAGGTTTAGGTACTGGATCACGTCAAGAACAGTTAGCTACTATGCAAATGGTATTAGCTAAACAAGAACAGATCTTGCAAGGTTATGGTATGAGTAATCCATTAGTATCATTAAAACAATATCGTGATACGTTGGCTAAATTTATTCATATGGCTGGATTTAAGGATGCATCTGGATTTATTAATGATATTACTCCAGAGCAAATGCAACAATTATCTCAACCACAACAACCACCAGTAGATCCTAATACTCAAGCTGCACAAATGTTAGCTCAAGTTGAACGTGAAAAAGCACAGCTCCAAGCTCAAACAGAGATGGCTAAACTTGAATTACAGAAACAACAAATGGCAGTTGATAATGCTCGCAAAGAATTAGAGCTACAACAACAAGCAATAAAGAATGCTGCTGAGATTGCAAACCAACAACAAAAACTACAAGTGGAAGCTGCAAAGATTAAATCTAATAATGATATTAATAGATCTAAAGCTACAGTAGACGCAGCTGCTAAGATTCATGCCATGAGATATGGTAATTAATGAACACACAAAATATTAAAAACATTGTTGATGATGACGATTTTAAAGAAGTAATACAATCAATCATTGACTCACAAGTAAAAAGAATACTTAACTCTACTCCAGATCAATCTGAAGAAAGAGAGCAAGCCTATCAACGTATAGCTTGCGTAAACGAACTCATCGCTGCCTTAGAATCAATCGCTGTTACTGGCGAAATCAAAGACAAACGATGGAATATATTGTAGACAATTCTACTTTTGGTACACCTCCCATAGAGGTATTATAGGAAAATAAATGAGTGAAACTACCATGACTCCAGAAAATTCTGGAAGTGGCGAGCTTACAGTAGGTCAAGCAGCCAATGCATTTGAAGGTCTAATGGACACCCCAGCAAACTCGCAAGAGCAATTAGCAGGTGAACAAGAAGCTGAACAATCAGAGGATCAAGAAGCAGAGCCACAACAAGAGTACGAAGAAGTTGTTGAGGATGATGTAGAAGAACAAGAAGATGACAGTCAAGATGAAGAGCAACCACGCTATGTAGTGAAAGCTGCTGGCGAAGAAAAAGAGGTCACGCTTAACGAATTGATTAAAGGTTATCAACTTGGTGCTGACTATACAAAGAAAACTACTGACGTTGCAGAACAACGTAAAGCTGTTGAAGCTGAACGTGTAGCAATTGAAGAAGCAAAGTATGCTCGTGATCAGTATGCTCAAAGGTTACAAGCTATGGATCAATTCCTAAGCTCACAAACCACAACTGAGGACTTAAATGAACTCAGAGAAAACGACCCTATAGGATATGCAGTTAGAGTTGCTGAACTTTCTGAAAAGAAAGAACAAATTCAAGCTATAAGAGCAGAGCAGGCA